AAGAATCAAACACTGAAGTCAGCAATTATCAAATCAGTTGACCTGCTTCAAATGGGTCAGTATGGTGAAATCAAGACCATTATTGATGGTGCGATGCGAAGTGGTCAACCCAAGACCGTTGGTCACGATTGGAAGAAGGATGTAGAAAAGCGTTTGGCTAAAGACGCTCGTGATACTGTCCCTACTGGATGGGATGCTCTTGATTCACTTATCGGCGGTGGTTTGGCCGGTGGTGAGTTGGGTGTGGTCATCGCTCCGTCTGGTGTGGGTAAGAGTTGGGCACTTGCCACGATTGGTGCAAACGCTCTACAGAAGGGAAAGAAGGTTGTTCATTATACACTTGAATTGAACGAAAACTATGTGGGTCTGCGGTACGATACGATTTATACTGGTATTGAGCCTGGTAAGATTCCAGAACATCCCGATATGATTAAGGAATTGGTCGAGAAGATTAAGGGTGAAATCATTATCAAGTATTATCCTGCTCGTACCATTACATCACATACGATTCAAGCCCACGTACAGCAAATGGCTTCGTTAGGATTCAAGCCAGACCTTATCATTGTGGACTACGCCGATTTGATGAGTGCGAACGCCAGAACTGACGCACGATATCAAGAGCTAGGTGCTGTATACGAGGAACTTCGTGGATTGGCTGGCGAATTGCAGATTCCTATTTGGACAGCTTCACAGACTCAACGTAGTGCGATTCAAGACGAAATCATTCAGGCGGACAAGATTGCAGAATCATATAGTAAGATTATGACAGCCGACTTGGTACTCTCAATCTCTCGAAAGCTAGAGGATAAGGTTCATAAGACTGGTCGCGCCCATATCATTAAGAACCGATTTGGTGCTGACGGTCAAACTTTCCCGATGATTATTGACGCAAGTATAGGTAAGATAGAGATTTATGATGAATCCTCTGCCAAGGGGATTATGTTGAAGAAGCAGATGGAAAATGGTGAAACGGTTACGAGACAGAATCTAGCAAAGAAGTTATTAGAAATGGATTTAGAAGATTAAAAATATCGTTGGGTATTCACCGTATTTTTCAAGAAGTAGTGTAGTATTTATTTAACCACTAACCCCTAACGATTTTGGAGCAGTAGTATGCAATTAGAAGCAAAGATTCTTTCTGAAATTACGACATTCATGAAGTATTCAAAGTATCTTCCAAAGAAGCAACGCCGTGAAACCTGGAAGGAATTGGTTGATAGAAACAAAGACATGCATTTAAAGAAGTTCCCACAACTTACAAAAGAAATTGAAGAAGCATATCAATTCGTATATGATAAGAAGATTCTTCCATCCATGCGTTCACTTCAATTTGCTGGTAAGCCCATTGAAATTAATAACGCTCGTCTTTACAATTGCTGCTTCTTACCAATCAATCATACAGATGCGTTTAGTGAAGTAATGTTCCTCCTCCTTTCTGGAACAGGTGTAGGCTATTCAGTACAACGTAATCACGTAGAACAGCTCCCACCAGTAAATAAGCCTTCAAAGTCTCGCCGTTATCTTGTCGGTGATAGTATTGAAGGTTGGGCAGATGCTGTGAAGGTAATGATTACTGCATATATGAAAGGGAAGGCACTTCCACTTTATGATTTTAGTGATGTTCGTCCAAAGGGCGCATTACTCTTGACCTCTGGTGGAAAGGCGCCTGGTCCAGAACCGCTCAAGGATTGTTTACATAATATCCAAAAGATTTTTGACCGTAAGCAAAATGGCGAACATCTTACTACCCTTGAAGTACACGATATGTTGTGCTTCATCGCTGATGCAGTATTGTCTGGTGGTATTCGTCGTTCCGCAATGATTTCATTGTTTGATTTGGACGATGATGATATGTTGACCTGTAAGTTTGGTAACTGGTGGGAAACGAATCCACAACGTGGCCGTTCAAACAATAGTGCAGTTATCGTTCGTCACAAGATTGAGAAGGAAGTATTCTTAGACTTATGGAAGAAGATTGAAATGAGTGGGTCAGGTGAACCTGGTTTCTTCTTCACGAATGACGCAAATTGGGGATTGAACCCTTGCGCAGAAATCAGTCTACGTCCATTCCAGTTCTGCAATCTCACCACGATTAATGCAGGTGACATCAAAGATCAAGATGATTTCAATGCACGTGCGAAGGCAGCAGCATTCATTGGGACACTTCAAGCAAGTTATACAAATTTTCACTATTTGAGAGATATATGGAAAAAGACAACAGAGAAAGAAGCTCTTATTGGAGTGTCTATGACAGGCATTGCTTCTGGTACCGTACTCAATTTAAGTATGAAGGAAGCTGCCAATATGGTAAAGGACGAAAATGCCCGTGTGGCAGAGATGATTGGAACCAACAAGGCAGCCCGCTCAACGACAGTCAAGCCCGAAGGCACCTCTTCACTAGTATTAGGAACTTCCTCTGGCATTCACGCTTGGCATAATGATTTCTATGTTCGTCGTGTCCGTGTTGGTAAGAACGAAAGTATCTATCAATACTTGATTGACAATCATCCAGAGATTGTTGAGGACGAATTCTTCAAGCCGAAGCAACAAGCAGTTATCTCTGTTCCACAAAAGGCTCCAAAGGGTGCTATCACTCGTCAAGAATCTGCACTCGACTTATTGGCTCGTACCAGTAAAGTCTGGAAGGAATGGGTGAAGGCTGGTCACCGTAAGGGTGAGAATAAGAACAATGTATCCGTGACTGTTACCATCAAGCCAGATGAATGGGTTGAAGTGGGGGAATGGGCCTGGTCGCACAGAGATGAGTTTACTGCATTAAGTGTACTGCCATTTAGTGATCATTCTTATATTCAAGCTCCTTTTCAAGACATTTCAGAAGAAGAATATAATGAGTTAGTTGGGCATTTGCATAAGATTGATTTGACCAAGGTAGTTGAAGTTGAAGATAATACTGACCTCTCAGGTGAAATCGCCTGTGGTGGTGCTGGTGGTTGTGAAATAACATAAATCAAAAGTTCGTGATATGTATATGTGTACGCAAACGGAGACTTTATGGCATACATATACAAAATCACGAATAATGTAAACGGAAAGTTTTACATAGGTAAGACCAAAAGAAGTAGTCTAGTCCGTAGATGGAAAGAACATCAATGGAAGGCGTTAGATGAAAACTACCGACATCCACTATATGATGGGATTCGCCACCACGGACTAGAAAACTTCTCAATAGAAGTATTAGAAGAATGTGATATTGATTTGTTAGATGAAAGAGAAAAGTTCTGGATAGCTGAATTACGACCAATATATAACTTGACAATTGGTGGTAATGGTGGCGACACCTTCACCCACAAACCAGAACATATGAAAGAAGATACCAGAAAGCGGATATCTATGGCAGTTAAGAAAAGAGCGCAAAACCCAGAATATATTCGTAAGTTATCAGACGCCGGGAAGAAGTTAGCACAAGACCCTGAGTATATTGCAAGATTATCAGATATAGGAACCAGACTAGCACAAAATCCAGATTATTTGCAACGAGTATCTGCTGGTGTCAAAAGAGCAATAACGTCAAAGAAGGATATCTGGAGCGAATGTAAGAAAGGTAGAAAGAATGGTCGTTGGTTAGGTATACTAGAAATGTATTACCCTTCAGGAGAGTTGTATAAGTCTTACGAATCAGCAGTAGAATGTAAAAAAGATACGGGGTTGGTAGCTCACTATATAAGAACCAAAGCTCGGACAGGACAACCAATACAGAGAGGAATATATTTGGGGTACACATTTAGATTCAACAAGGAAACAGAATAATGCAAGAACTAACATTACAAGAGTTTGAAGAAAAGTTGGCATCCAAGGAACCCTTTGTCGTAGATTTCTGGGCTCCTTGGTGCCCAACCTGCATCGAAATGTTACCAACCGTAGAGGAATTAGCAAAGGATTCAGAGATTCCATTTTATAAGGTCAACGTTGATGAACAACCAGAACTCAAAGAAAAGAACAGAATTAAGGCTATTCCGATGTTGATGTTCTACAAAGATGGCCGGACCCGTGAGTTCTTATACGGAAAGAATGACAAGTCCAAGATTGAGCAGAGATTGAATCGTATCAAGTGAGGTTATTATGATTGTGGAGTTAACACCAGAAACATTTTTTGAACATATTACTAAAGAAGGTCCATTACACGTGGTTATGCATTACGGTGCTAATTGTGGTCCATGCAAAAACACTATACCACATTACGAAATCTTAGAAA